CTAGCCCAGCGCCAGTTCCGCCGAAGGCCCCGCACCAAAGCTGGCGGAAAGCTGCGCGACCTCGATCCGGGTGGTCGGCCCCGCCCCGTCCGCGCCCTGCATTGCCGCGGTGTAGGTCCAGGATGGCTGACTCGTGGTGACCTCCCGCAAGAGTGCAGCGCCATTCCTGATCTGCACACGGTAGCTTTCGGTTTCCTCTCCCAAGGGCACTTCAAGCGATTGCCAGCTGTCCCCGTCCATCCGCGTCCGGCGAATCCAGCGGATCGCGACATCTGCTCCTGACGTGCCGGTCTTGCGCGGGTGACAGACCGAATAGGGCCTGAGGCCGATGCCCGAAAAGGCTTCGCTTCGCGCAACCACGCCGGGCGCGTCATAGCCGCGCGTGGCATCGCCGATCCGATAATTCCGCGACAAGCCGCGCGCCGATTGCGGCAGGCTGATCTGCTTCAGGGCGGTATCCAGCACGACGACCAGACTGCCAGCCGGCCAGAGATCGGGCATCACGCCATCCGTACCCATCTGACCACGCAGACGGGTCGTGACCTCGTAGGTCGACGGGGCGACCAAGGCCGCATCGCGGAACTGGATGATTTCCCAAGTGTCCGAACTGCCATCGCCAATGGCAATCGCATTCGCCCCGGCCAGCACCGCCATCTCTTCGGCCGAAGACAGGTTGCCGCTGCCCAGTCGCAGGCGAAGCGCCGGACCACGCTCCCAGCGCGAAGACGCTCCGCGTGGCAGGTCGGTTTCTGTGACGCCGATGAAGGCGGGGCGCTCGACCACGGTGTTGACGGCAAATCCCGCCTCGGTTGCCGAGGACCAGATGGCCATCTGGCCCGGCCATGGTGCGGCCGCAATGGCAACATGGGGAACATGCGGCTTTTCCGATCCGGTCAGCAAGGGCAGATCCAGAAAGACCGGGAAAGGCGGGGTCGGCGGTTGATAGGGTTTCCAGACGGTCGCCTCCGGGTCAATGCGCGGGTCACGGTAAACCGCCGGGTCAATGCGGACCGCCTCAAGCGCCAGAGCCGAAGTCAGTTCGCAGCGGTCGATGCGATAGCGCTTGCCGTCGAGTTCCACCACCGACCCCGCACCGACGGCACGCATCGAGGGCGGCAGGCTGAACCGCAGCGTGTCCCGCGCCAGGCGCGATTCCACAAGCCAGCGCTCTGCCATGCTCGCCGCCTCGCCATTGGTCAGGGCCAACGGCAGATCGGTCTGCGCCACCACCTCGCCCACCGCGTCCGGCAGGCTGGCGGCCACGGCGCGCACTGCAAAGTCGCTTTCGGCTTCCAGATAGATCAGCCGCAGGTGATCCTGCATCTCGGCCTCGCCCAGACGGCCCAATTCGGCGGCCTCCGCGCCACCGCCCTCGGCAAATCCCGCCGGATCCAGGGCAACCGCGCCCAGGCCCGTGCGGCGCAGGAACGACAGGATACCCTCGCGCTCCACCGCATCAACCGAAGCCGCCTGCAGGACCGGCTGCAAGAGCGCACGGGCCGAGGTGACTTCGCTCAGCCCATAGCCACGCACCACGCCCAGCGCCTGATCGGTATCTGCATCCGGCAGGCCGGATCTCTCGCAGACCTCGGCGATCACCGCCGCCAGCGACTGGTTGGCCGAGCGCCCGTTCAGCCAATGACCGGTCTCGAAGTTCGCCCCGTCATCCCAGAGCGGTTGGTTCACCGGAAACACCGGGAAAGGCCGCGCGTCCCAGGCCCAGGCCAGGGACCGATCGAAATCGAGCATCGGAGCGGAATAGACCAGCGATGTCGGATTGTTGGCCGGCTCGCGCCAGAACCGCGCCATGGCCGTATGATAGGCCATCTGCATCAGATCATCGCGCTGCCCGGTCGAGTGGCTTGGCAAGGCAGATTCCGAGGATTTCGGATCCAGAAACTTGTTCGGCTGGTTGCTGCCCTTGTCGATGGCGGCGCATCCGTATTCGGTGAAACGGAAGGGCTTGGACTGCGGCACCCAGGCAGTCGGCAGCGCCTGCCGCACACCACCGATGCGGGGGTGGTGCTGGCAGGTCCACCAGTTGCGCAGATCCTTGTAACGATAGACCCAAGGCTCGCCATATGCCCCGTCGGTGATCGCCGTGCGGGTCTGCGTGGCCGCATCGGCCTCGCTGGCATAATACCAGTCAAACCCCTCGCCACCGGCGATATTTGCCTGCAGATAAGCCGGGTCATGCAGAGTCTTCCAGCCGCTGTCCGCATGCGTCTCGCCCTCGCGCCAATCCGACAGGGGCATGTAATTGTCGATGCCGATGAAGTCGATGTTTGCGTCGGCCCACAGCGGATCAAGGTGGAAATACACATTGTCATCGGTGTGATAGCCGAAATACTCCGACCAGTCCGCCGCATAGCTCAGCTTGCAGCCCGGCCCCAGAATGGCGCGCACATCGGCCGCCAGCGCGATCAACGCCGCCACAGCCGGAAAGCTGTCGCCCTCCCCGCGAACCTGCGTCAGACCGCGTAGTTCCGAGCCGATGCAAAAGGCCTCCACCCCACCGGCTGCAGCACACAGATGGGCGTTGTGCAGGACAAAGCGGCGATAGCTCCACTCTGCCGGGCCAGCATAGCTGACGGTGGTGCCGGAAACCGAGAAATGCGCCCCTTGCGCCGTACCGAAAAACGCCGCCACTTCCGTCTCTGCCAGCTCCGTGCGGTCCGGCGTCCCCGCTCGTCCCGGCGCGATGGAGGTGGTGATCCGCCCGCGCCACGGCAGTTTCGGTTGATCCGCACTCTCGGTCCAAGGGTCTTGAAGCCTGTTGGCCTCAAGCTGATCCATCAGGATGAACGGGTAAAAGGTCACCGCCTTGCCGGCCGCCGTCAGAGCCTGAATGGCCTCGATCACCGCCTGATCGGCCGGCGTGCCGCCATAGATGGACCGCCCGCCGACCTGCGGCACAACCTCCGCCGCCGCGCGGCTGATCCCCCCCGAGCGCCAGGACATGCCGACGCCCTCCAGGGTCTTTTGCTCCACCTTGGGGCGGATGGTGCATTGCCCGCAGCGCAGGTCGTCGCCGAACCACGACACCACCAGCGACACGGCCCCCACCCCCGGCATCTCATCGCCCAGCTGCTCCAGCGACAACGCGAAATCGGTCTGGTCGGTCGGCATGTTCATATTGGCCGTGCGGTTGACGCCGGGCGACTCTGCGTAATGCACCGGGGTTGTTGCCAGTGCATATTCCCCGGTGCCAGGGATCATGCAGACCCCGGAAATGGTCGCAGCCAGGTCCTCCACGACCGGACGCGCCGCGGGATCTGCCCCACGGACCACTTCAAAGCTGAACTGCGGCACCCGGTTGCCAAAGGCGGCAAGGTCCAGATCCTCGATCACCACATAGGCAATGCCACGGTAGGCGGGCGCCTTGCCCGCCCCTTCCACCGCCTCGATCTTGGGATCGGGCAACTGCGCCTCACCGCCCTTGTAGATCCGCATGTTCAAGGTGTTGGTGGAGATTTCGTTGCCATCGGCCCAGATCCGGCCCACCCGGCGAATCTCGCCCTCGCACAGCGCAATCGCCAGGCTGACCGAATAGCTGAACTGCGAGGTCTTCGCCCCGCCCGTACCCTTGCCCCCCCCGCTTTCCGTCACCGTCTCCCTGAAGCGTGTCGCCCAGATCACCTGCCCTGCCAGCCGCACCCGCCCCCAGACGCGGGTTACCGGCGTGCCCTCGCTGGCGCCGGTCAGGCGAAAGCGCTCGACCCTGCCGACCTCGACGGCATCCGAGCCGGCGCCAAGGATCTTCTGGTCGATCGCCCGCCCCAGCGTTGCGCCCACCGCCCGGCCAATGACCGCCCCGGACAGACCCAGCACCGTGCCGCCAAAGCCCGAGCCGATGGCCGCGCCCGCAGCCGACAGAAGGATGGTTGCCATGGGTCATATCCCTTTCAAGGAAAACGGAAAATCGCGGCGATCTTGCGCCGCCAGGGGGCCGAGAGCGGCGACAGCACGACGCCGTGGCCGCAATAGGCATGAATGAACGCCGCCGCCTCGCCGGTGCGGGCCAGAATCCCCAGGTGCTTTGCCACGGCGCCGGGCCGCATGCGGAACAACAGCACATCGCCCGGTTGTTCCTGTCCGGCGGCAACCGGGATCAGGAACTGCCGCGCAGCATCCAGCAACTCTTCCCGGCCCTGTGGCTCGGACCAGTCGGCGGTATAGGCGGGAATGCCAGTCGGCTCGGCACCATGAACCTCGCGCCACACGCCACGGAGCAGGCCCAGACAATCGGTGCCGGCCCCCTTGCAGCTGGCCTGATGCCGATAGGGCGTGCCAAGCCAGCCCTCCGCCCGTGCCAGAACTTCTGCACCCCGACTCATCCCTGCAGGCTCCCGCCATCATTCAGCGTGGTGCTGGCGGGATAGGCGGTCAGCCAATCCTCGCCCGGCACATGCGGAAACCCCCGGAAGTTTGCAAAGTTGCCGAACTTGTCCCGGCAGGTCGCCGCACGCCGGTCGCAGCCCGCCTGCAAGCGGATGCTGTCGCCCACGGCCAGCGTCGCCCCGGTGCCATGCCACAGGTCCAGGACCCTGCCGCTCCCGGTCAGCCTGTCACCCTTGATCATCACCGCCATCCCGGCCGAGGACCCGGACAACACCTCGATCTGGCCCCGCTCGAACCAGCGGTCCGCATAAGACGTGCCGCTCTCGATCCGCAGCCGGCCCAGCACGTCGATTTCCGCAATCTCCGCCGCATGGCGATAAGCCGCGCTTGCCAGATTGATCCCGCAGCGCCCGTCACCCAGAACTGCACCGCACCCGGCCTGATAGACCCGGCCCTGCACCTGATTGAGCCGCTCCGTCAGCCCGCGCAACTCCACCCGGAAGGCGCCCGCCTTGCGCGTCACCTCGCCGAAATTGCCGCGGAATTCGACCATGCGCTGGGTGACATCAGCCCAGTTGACCAGCCAGCTCTGCACCTCGGCCCCGTCGAACCGCCCCTCGGCCAGATCTGCCTCCGACACCGACGCATCCGAAAGCGCGCCCACAGCCTCGGAGTTGTCCACCGACAGCCCTGTCGTCTGCTGCAAGGCCCCCGCCGAGAGCCCGGTCGAGGCCCGGAACACATGGCCGTCAAACGACAGGTCGCCGTCATGATCGGTGAATCCGAGGCGTTCCCCATCGGTCCGCGTCACCAGCCAGCAGTGACAGACCGAGGTCACGCCCCCGGCCAGGTGCTGCAGCAACTCATCGCGCGCCGTCATGTGCGCACCTCGATCACCGGCACATCCGGCACTTCGCCCGCGTTGTAGGACGCAAGCGAGACCGCGATCCGGTCGGTATCGAACCGCACCGGCACGTCGAATTCGAACCCCGCCGTCACCAGCGCGCCAATGTCGGGCGGGGTGACGAAGCTGACGATCCCCGTCGCCGCATCCACCGCAAAATCCACGCCTTCGACCTTCGGATCATCGGCAATCGCCACCGTCACCGTGCCGAACACCGGCTTCACCACCGGCCGCCAATAGTCCTGCACGCCAGAGCGATAGCGCTTTTGCAGCTGAAACGCGGTATTCACCCCGTCGCCAAAGCCCAGGCGTTGATCGGTCGGCGCCGTCGGCTGCGACGGGATCGAAGATTTCCAGTCCGCCCAATCCTTCCAGCGAAACGCATGCAAGGGGCCCCGCCGCGCCTCGAAGAACGCGATCAACGTCTCCAGATCATCCAGCGACCGCAACCCCATGCCCGCATCATAACGCCGGCGGGAATGCTCCCAGGGTGTGTTGCGCTCCTCATGGCCATTGGCCAGCGTGACGATCTCGGTGCGCCGCTCCGGTCCGCCCAGCGCACCAAAGGACAGGTTCGCCGGAAACCTGATGTCGTGAAATGCCATGCTCCCGCTCCCTCAGCGATTTTTCTGCCCGCGCGCCAGCATCCGCTGCGCCTGGGCCGCGATCTGGCTCTGGCTGCGCTGGAACCCCTGCACATCCGGGGTGGAGATGTTCATCACCACCGTCACCAGCCTTGCGCCGCCACTGGCCTGTACTCCAAGCCGGCCATCCGCGCCGCGGCTCAGCGGCATGATCGCCTCTGGCCCCGCCTCGCCCATCAACCCCGTCGCGCCGCGCATCGGAAAGGTCGTGGCCTGCGCCACCACGCCACCCCTGGCAAAGGGCATCACCCGGCCCTGCACGAAACTGCCACCCTTCTCGAACGGCATCACGCCGCCCAGAAGCCCGCTCAACCCCTGCGCCAGAACGCCGCCGATGGCGTTCTGCACCGGCTTCATCGCCACGCCATAGACCGTGTCGGCCATAGTGCGGGCCACGCCGCGCAGCGCGTCCGACAGTTTCATGCCGTCAAACACCAGCCCGTCGAAGGCCCGTCGAAGGCCGCCACCGATCCCGCTCGACAGGCTGTTCACCTCGCGCCCGGTGTAGACCAGGCTTTCCCGCATCCGCGAAAGCTCGCCGTCAAAGGCCGCCACCATCCCGGCACTGCCCGCAAGCGTTGCCTCGAGGGCCGCGATCTGGTCCTGCATGTCTTCAATCTCTGCCATGATCCTTGCCCTTTCCCTGATCCGGATAAGCCGCCCGCAGCTCGTCCAGCCTGGCCCGGGTCAAAGGTGGCGCCGCCGCCTCCGCCCCAAGCATGATCCGCAACTCCACCGGGCTCAGGCGCCAGAACTGCTCTGGCGTCAGCCGCAACTGGCCAAGCCCCGCCCGCATCAGGCCCGGCCAGTCGATGCCCTTCATCCCTCCCCCGGCAGCGCAAAGGCCCGCGCCAGCAGTTCCGCCGCCACCCGCGCCGCCTCCACCAACCCGCCGCCGATCTCCACCGTCCGCAGGTCAGATGCCGTTCCCTGCCACCCCCCGCCGCGCAAACCGGCCACCAGCAGCGCCAGCACGTCGCGCGTGGTGAATCGCCGGGCCTCAAACCGCTCGACCAGATCCATCAGCGAACCCGCCTCCAGCGCCACCTCCAGCTCGGCCAGCGCGCCAAGCGTCAACTTGGCCGTGTGGCACTGGCCATCCAGCCAGATCGCCACTTCGCCCGCATAGGGGTTTGCCATCGCCCCCCCCCTTACAGCGCCACGAAGGTCAAGGCGCCGGCCGAGGCCATGGCGATCTCATAGGTCGCCTCGCCATTGTGGCTGCCCGCATATTCGATCGAGGTGATCTGGAACGGCCCTTCAATGGTGCCGAAATCCGGCACGATCACCTGAAAATCGGGCATGCCGGCATCAAAGAAGATCTGCCGGGCGCGCGCGTCCGTCGCCGCATCGCGGAACACACCCGACCCCGAGATCGACGCCGATTTCACCCCCGCCCCCGCCAGAAGCTCGCGCCAGCCGCCAGTGCTTTCCAGACTGGTGACATCGACCTGTTCTGCATTCAGGCTGAGCCGCTGCGCCCGCAGCCCCGCCAGCGTCTCGAAAGAGCCGTCGCCAATCATGTCGACCTTGATCAACAGATCCTTGCCGTTCTGAACTGCCATCCTTCATCTCCTTGAATGCCGGCGGGCCATGCCCCGGCCTAAGTTGCTTCAGAGTTCCACCCGCGCCCGGAAAGTCAGGTCGATCCGCCGCGTGCCGCCCTCATCCAGCCGCCGCGCCACCGCGCGCTGGAACGTGACCGACACCAGATGCCCGGTGCCCAACACCATCCCGCCAGCCAGAACCGCCGCCGAGACCGCCGACGCAACGGTTTTGGCGGTCATGAACCCAGCCGCATCACTGATGACGCTGACCGAAAAGCGATGTTCGGCCCCCGCGCCCGAACCATCCGACTGGTCCACCGCCACCTCCGGCCCGATCAGCACGAAAGTTCCCGGCGTCGTGCCGGGCGGCATGGCATCGACCACGCTGACCCCGGCCAGTGCCGGCGCCGCCGTCAGGGCGCCAAAGACCGCCGTCTGCAAAGCTGCCGCTGCCTGATAGCTCATGCCGGCACCTCCTCTCGCGCGAAACAGGTCAGGTATTGGCCGCGCGGGTCGGCCTCGGTGACGGCCAGAATGGTGAACACCCGCGCCCCGTCCCGCAGCCTGTCCTCGGGCCTTGGCCGCGCGCCCGCCCCCACCGGAGCGCCCCGCACCGTGATGCGGTAAGGCGTCTCGGCAACCCGCACCTCCTCGCCCGCCGCTTCTCGGCCCGAGCCGGGCTTCAGCGCGGCCCAGACCACGCCCCGCACTGCCCAGCTCAGGTCAAACCCGCCGGCGCCATCGGCCACCTGCACCGGGCCCTCCAGCACCATGCGGCGATCCAGACGCGGGGAAATCTGGGGCGCGCTCATGCCTTGCCCCCCAGCACCCGCACTGTGCGCCAACGCTCGATCAGCGCCTGCACCGCAAAGGGCAGACCGGCCTGCCCGGCATCGCCCACCTGCCGCACCTCGTAATATTCTGCCGCCAGCAGCATCACCGCCTGCGCCAGATCTGCCGGCACCGCGTCCCAGCTGGCGCCAAAGCCCGCGTCGAACACCACCTCGGCCCGACCGTCCATCGGCACGCCAGGCAACAAGACCCCCACCGCCGCCAGCTTCGGCCGGTGCAGGTCCGGCACCAGCCGGTAGCGGCCCGCGTCAACCGCCGTTGCCGCCTCTGCTGCATCCACCACCGTCACCGAGACGATGCCGCTGACCGGCGCCACCGGCAAAGGCTGCTCCCCCGCCGCCCGCCAATCCTCCAGCACCAGCCTGAAGCGGCGCGCCAGTAGCACCTTGCCGATCCGCCCCTCCACCGCCGCCATCGCAGCCCGCAGATAGGCCTCGATCAGCCCGTCCTGCATCCCGTCTTCGGCAAACCCGGTGCCCAGCCGCAGATGGTCCTTCAACGCCTGAACCGGCAGGCTCGCCCCCGGCACTGTGGTTATTTCCGTCAGCATCATGCCCTTGATCCTCTCCTTCAGCCCCACCATGGACGCGCACCCCGCACCGCTCGGACGGAGGGGAGCAGCTAGGCGGCGCGGTCAATGCCGGCGCGCGCCCATGGGTTCCGCCCCGGTCAGGGGGCGGAACCCGGTGCAATCCCTTACGAGACGGCAACCTTCAGCAGCTTGATCGCCGCATAGTCGGTGATGTCGCCGCCGACGCGCTTGCTGGCGTAGAACAGCACGTTCGGCTTGGCCGAGAACGGGTCGCGCAGGATGCGCAGGTCGGGGCGTTCGGCCACGGTGTAGCCGGCGGCGAAATCGCCAAAGGCGATCGGATAGGTGTTCGCGCCCACATCCGGCATGTCCTCGCAGATCAGCACCGGATAGCCCATCAGCCGGGCCGGCTCGCCCGCCTGCAGGCTGTCGCCCCACATGAAGCGGCCATCGGCATCCTTCATCTTCCGCACCGCACCGGCGGTTTTCGAATTCATGATGAAGGCCCCGTTGGCGCGGTAATCGGCCCCCAGCGCATAGACGAGGTTCACGATGCAATCGGAGGCATTGGTGGTGGCGAAATCCGCCGTGGCCCCGGTCGGGATGTAACCGAGATTGCCCCAGGTCCAGGACGCATTGGCCACCTTGGCCGGCAGCAGGATGCCCTTGGGCTTGTCCACCCCGTCACCATTGATGAAGGCCGCCGCCTCGGCGCGGATGAAGCGCGTGGCGATCTTGCCCGCCAGCCAGCCTTCCACGTCAAAGGCGCTGTCGTCCAGAAGCCGCTGGCTGGCTTTCGGCATCGCCGACAGCTCATGCAGCTTGATCGAGATGCGCTCGATCGTCGGCGTCCCGGTTTCCGCCGTGGCGCCGGTTTCCGTCGCCCAGCCCGAGCCCACTTCCGAACGGTCGATCAGCACGTCGAACGAGGTGGCCTCCACCTGCACCACATTGGCCAAGGCCCTGAGCGACGAAGTCGAGCTCAGCATCGAGCGGATGGTGTCCGCCGTCTGCGGGTCAACCAGATAGCCGCCATCGGCCGCCACCGCCGTCGACATCGCCTTGCCCTCCAGGCTCAGCCCGCGCAGCCCGTCGTCATCACCCGACCGCAAATAGGCGGCAAAGGCCTTCTTGTGCGGCACTTCCACCTCGGCACTGGTGGCCAGTGCGGGGCGGCCAAAGGTCATCTGTTTGCGATCCAGCATGGTCAAACGCTCTTTCTGATGTTGCAGTTCCTGTTTCACTTCACCCTGAAAGCCCTTGAAGGCGTTCAGAAAACCCTCCAGCGCGGTTTTCACTTCCGCACCCGGAGTGAGGGCAGGTTGAAGGGCCGTGATCTCATGGGGCGGCAAAGCCCCACCGGCCCGAGCCTTCGTCTCGGTCATTGATCCATCCTTGAGTTTGGTCGTGAAAGCCGGGCCTAGCGCCCGGAGATTGCCTGCGCCGCCTCGGTCAAGACCTGCGCCAGACTGCGCCAGACATCGGCGTCGGGCCCGTCGCCCTTGGCCGCCACCCGCGCCTCGGGAAGCATCGGGAAGGTGACGAGAGACACCTCCCAAAGCTCCAGCTCCTGCAAAAGGCGCTGCCCCTTGCCGTCGCGTTCCGCCCTGACGGCGCGGTAGCCGATCGACAGCCCGTCAATCGCCCCCGCCGCCAGAAGGGCCGCCGCCTCGCGGCCCTTTTCCACATCGCGCAACAGCCGCCCCTTGACCCAGAGGCCCGTGGCATCCTCGCGCACCTCGTCCCAGATGCCGATCGGCTGGGCCGGGTCATGCTGCCACAGCATCTTCACCGCCCGCCCCCCCGCCGCCAGCCGCTTCAGGCTGGCCGCATAGGCCCCTTTCAGCACCACATCGCCGCCCTGATCGCGCTTGCCGAACAGGCTCGCATAGCCCTCGATCCCGTGGCCATCGACCACCCGCAAGCCCAGTTCCGCCTGCATGTCCTTGCGCTCCAGCATGCCTTGCACCGTCATGTCTCACCTCGCCGATCTATTTCGTGGCCGCCTGAATGACCGCCTCCGCCATCTGCGCCAGCAGAAAGGCCGCGACCCCGTAAACCCCCAGCCAGATGCGCTTTTCCAGCCGCTCCAGCACCGCATCAATCTGGCCCAGACGCCATTCCAACGCGCTCCAACGCTCCTCAGCCACCCGCTCGTTCGCCTCGATCCGAGCCGCCGCTGCGTCAAAACTGTCGTAAAGAAAGCGCGAGCCGCCCTCGCCCGGCTTCCTCACGCCCCCGCGTCCTCCGCCAGCCGCGGCAGACCCAGCAACACCCGCTTTTCCGCCGATGTCAGGAAATCCGCCGCGCCCACCCGCGCCCATTGCTGATCGCGCTCCACCGCCAGCGCCGGGATCTGGTCAAGGTCGGGGCGCAGCTCCACCGCCTCGCCGGTAAAGCCCGACAGCCAATGCGACACCGAGGCCGTGACCCGGCTCACCAGGGGCAGCACCGTCAGCCGGTAGAACGCCCGGTTCGCCTCCTGGTAATTGGCATAGGTCGCATCGCCCGGAATCCCCATCAGCATCGGCGGCACCCCGAAAGCGATGGCAATCTCGCGTGCCGCCGCTTCCTTGGTCTTCTGGAACTCCATGTCCGACGGCGAAAATCCCATCGGCTTCCAATCCAGCCCGCCTTCCAGCAGCATCGGCCGCCCGGCATTGCGCGCGCCCTGATGGTGGCTCTCCATCTCGCTCAACAGCCGGTCATACTGGTCATTGGTCAACTGGCTCTGGCCATCTGCACCCTTGTACACAATCGCCCCCGACGGCCGGGCGGCGTTGTCCAGCAAGGCCTTCGACCAGGCCGAGGCGCTGGTATGCACATCCAGCGCCACCGCTGCCGCCTGCAAGGGGCTAAAGCCGTAGTGGTCGTCCTGCGGATGGAAGGTCTTGATATGGCAGATCGGCTGCACGTCGGGCGAGACCGCAAAGCGGTGCGTCCGCCCACCCACCGTATAGTCATAGGCCACTGGCCAGCCATCCGCCCCCGGCACCAGCGCCATCCGGTCCGAGCGCAGCACATGCAATTCGCCCGGCAGCGCCCCCGCCCCCGGCACTGCCTCCAGATAGGCGTTGCCCGACAGCAGGAGATGGCCATAGACCGCCTCGAACAGCTCCGCCCGCCCCTGCGCCCCGTTCGGACGGCGGATCAGCTCCAGCACCGGATGGCTCTCATAGCGCCGCTCGGCATCCTGCAAGACCAGCGGCAAGGCCGCCGCCGCCTCGGCAATCAGCTTGACCGCGCGAAAGCCGATCGGGTTGCCCTGAAACCCGGTCCGCGCCAGGCTGACCGCATCGCGCGGGCTCCAGGCCACCCGGCCCGACGAGCCGAAGGCGACAACCCGACCCGTGGCCGAGGCCTTGGCCTCGGTCACAAATCCGCCACCCGTGGCCGAGGCCTTCTTCTCGACCGCCACCACCTCCGGCGCGCGCTTCAGGAAATCGAACACCATGTTGCAAAGCTCCTTTGTCGCGCGCCCGTCAAAGGCCCGCCGTTCCCGGCCCCGTCGCCGGGGCGCTTGTCTCGTGATCTGGAAACCACCCTAGCCGGGCAATCCTTAAGGGCGGTTAACCCAGCGTGCGCACCTGCGGGCGGCGATGCCGCAACGCCGGCTCCACCATCAGCTCGGTCAAGGCCCAGACCAGCGCATCCAGCCGGTCGGGGCTTCCCTTGCCCAGATAGCCCTGCGCCGTCATCTGGCACATCTGGTCCTCCAGCGCCGCCAGCCCGCGCACATGCGCCACCCGCCCTTGTTCGTACAGCGCCGAGACCGGCTCCGCCCGCGTCCCCTTGCCCTTGCTGGCGTGCACCGCCTTGATCGGCACCAGCGCATCAATGCTGCGGATGACCTGCGTCACCAATTCGCCGCCCTGATTGACCTCCACCACCAGCCGGTCGGCCCGGTGCCGGTCCATCGCCGCAATCGCCGCCCGCGCCCATGTGTCGGGTGAGGCGCCCCGGACCGAGGCATCCTCCAGCACCACCGCCCGCCAGTCCTGCGGCGGACCCTCCGTCACCGCGCCCACCACGACAATGCCGCATTCATCGCTCGCCCCGCCTGATGTGACCGACGGATCGACCGCCACCACGATGCGGTTGAACGCCGGCAAGACCTCGGCCCGCCGTGCGTCAAGATCGGACGCCTTCCACAAGGCGCCGTCCACTTCCTCGACCAAGAGCCCCTGCAACTCCTGCAAGCCCAGCCGCTGCCCGCCATAGCGCGCCTGCACTTCGGCAAGGAAACTCGCCGCCAGATGGGCGCGGTTGGCCTCGGTGGGCGCATGGGTCGTCACGGTCGAGGGGTTCTTCAGGATCGCCTTCAGTACCTCGACATTCTGCGGCGTCGTCGTCACCACCTGCCGCGGGTTCTCCCCCAGCCGCAGACCGAACTGCAACTGGTCCCAAGCCTCCTGCCCCTTCGGCCATTTCGCCAGCTCATCCGCCCAGGCCGCATCGAACTGCGGCCCGCGCAGGCTGTCGGGGTCATGGGCCGAAAACACCTGCGCCACCGCACCGTTCGGCCATTCCAGCCGCCGCCGCGTTGCCTGCCAGACCGGGCGGCGGTCGGGGGGCGAGCAGGCGAGTATCCCGCTCTCGCCCATCACCATCACCTCGCGCACCTGATCCACCGTCTCGCCGACCAGCGCCACCCGCCGCGCCCGTCCCGGCGCCAGGGGCGTCGCGCCCTCCACCTCGGCCCGCACCCATTCGGCCCCGGCGCGGGTCTTGCCCGCCCCGCGCCCGCCCATGATGACCCAGGTTTTCCACACGCCCTCGGGCGGTACCTGATGCGGCAAGGCCCAGAACTCGAACAGCCACGGCAACGCCATCAGCGCATTGTCGCTGAGCCCGCCCAGAAACGCCTCAACCTGTTCCGGCGTCGCGCAGGCGAGCCAGGCGGCGCCCGATTTCATCCCGCGCGGCGTCCAGGTCGAACTCTCCGGTTCCCTGAGCCCCGGCAACTTGTTTGCGGAGTTTTTCAACGCGGTTCCCTTCCTCGATTGCCAAAGCCACCGCCACCTTCAGCCCCTTGATGCAATCGGTGCTGTCCTTGATCCGGCCGAACTCCCCGGCCTTGATCGCCTGAACGGTGATGGCGAGTGTCTCTGCGGCTTCCCTGAGCCAATCCTCGGTGATCGCCAGCATGTCTGCCGGCGGCTTGCCCCCAGTGGAGAAGTTGATCGTCAT